CATCGTAACAATATATAGACTTAATAAAGTCTATACTCATTTCGTCAACACCTGTGCCGAAATATCCAGCTTTTTGATCAACCTGGTTTTCAACACTATTGGCTAACACATTGGTTGCTACCGCATAATCGGCATTAAACAACCCTTGATAATAACCTAGAGTTCTAACGTCAGGAGACGCTAAAACTGGGGGTTTGCTAAAACCTAAATATGAAGCTGCTCCGGCAACGTAGTTGGCTGCCCAACCTACAGTACCAAAGATAGCATTTGCTATTCTATTAGCGGTACTAGCTGCACCAGCAACATTTCTAGCAATACTAGATATAGGACCATCTCCAAAACTTTCAGACGTTGAAATATCACCCATCTGAGTTTGTACGCCGTTAGAGAACAACTCAACATCCTCATAATGAACGTACACCTCGTAACCAGCGGTAGTCCCTGAACTTGGAATAATAGCATCGTACGTGTATAATCCCACATACCCTGGGTCTCCATATATAGGACCGCTACCACCTGTCAAATAATTCTTGATAGGCCATGCGAGAGTGTGCGAAATATAAGGAACCTTAATAGTAACTTGCGTGTCCTTGTTAACATCAACGTCCACTCTAGGCAACTGAGTTACAGTTTTAAGCGAGTAAAACTTCATAGTAAACCAGGGGTCAGAAGAACCTGTTCCTGCTGTCATGGAATAGGCGCCTCCACCTGTCGGACACCACGCCATGATATATCTACCCTGGTCGAAACGAGTCGCATTTACCATTAACGTAAAAACGGCTGTTCCTCTAAAAGCAAATATACCATCCAATTTTCGTAGGTATAAGTTAGTGGTGTATAATGGTTCCATAGCTTTCCACGAAGTTAATAAACCGGCATCTGTTGAAGAAAAGTTACTGGTTTTAAATTTAACGGGTTTTGCGAAGAAATCTTTTATTGATTGTCTCGCACCATCAGATATAGTATCTTTAAGACTTTTGAGCAAAGGTGCATTATCAGCATACTGATATTGTCTTTCACCTGCATTAATAATGTTTGTCATGTTGTCTCCTAAGGCTTCAGTGTGCGTTTCTTGTTGTTGAGTAATATCACCTACAGTGCCTTGGTCATCGACCGCATTCATTTGAGTGTAAATTTTGTGTTCTTTTAGCTTAGCAGAGTCGTAGTGGCCAAAGAGCAAATCACTACATCTGATCGGTTTAATAGGTTTAGTTGTATTATTCATTGTTTAAAGTTGATTTGTTTTAAGTCAAATTCTAGGACTGTTCGATTTATTTAAAGTCAAATTCTAAGACTGCAATTACGGCATTGCGGACACATATTTTTGTATTTTATATTTTGAATTGTTTTTGGATTTTATTAATTAAAGAAAAAGAAAAGAAATAAGAAAAGAAACATAGAAATAACTAAATAAAATTATGCTCTGAGTTTAAAAACAACTCAAGAGCAGTTTCCCAATTCTTTGTGACTGGCACATAATCTAAATCAGTGTCAGCACTAATAACTTCTTGGAGAAACTCATAAAACTTTTCTGGACCGTGAGCTGCCATCTCTCTTAATGAAGAGTCCGCATTGCTCTTAGTTATACTAGAGTAGTTTTTCTCTCTAGACCAATAAGGCGTTTCTCGAATCACATCCACATGTATAGGTGCAATGTATCGATTAACCAATTTTTCAAACCTAAAAGTTCGCTTGAGAAAAGCAACCTGAGATATGTTTCGGCGCAGTAACTCTTGCACACCTTTGTGTTCTGGTGTATATGTAAGACCTATTTCTTTCATAAATTCACCAACACATTCTTCACTAAACACGTCAGTATATTCATCAGACGTAGCGTAAACACTATCATCTCCCAAAGCACACATGTAAACATGTTTATTGAACTCACTAAGAGCTGTTAAACTGTTACCTGCTGCTCTGAAGAAGCAATAACGATATGCCATACCG